TACCGTTTGCCAAGTAGCCACAGTTCCACTCGTTGCCATCAACACCTGACCTACTGATGGTGCGGTAGCCGCAGCGACAGACACCACGCCGGTTGCTGATGTCAGTTTGTCTACGCCGCCCGTTACGGTCAGTGTTCCAGTAATTGCTTGGTTACCAACAAATGTTTGGGCTGTCTCAGTAGTAGCTAAAGTAGCTATACCTGCGGCAGTAAGACGTAGCTCTATCTTATCCCCAGTAATATAAGTTCGACCTGTTGTGTTGTCTTGAGCACGAACAATAGTAAAGGTGTCAGTAGATCTAGCAGTTACTTTTATTACTTCCCTGGTAGTCCCAGTAGCAGCATCAGCTAGTACTGCATAAAAATATTGTGCTCCAGCTAGAGTGGGGAAAAGAGTTCCTGTTCCAGTAGCTACAGTCAGGCTAGTGACTACAGTATTTATTCCTGAAGCTAGGGTCGTAGCAGCAAAGTTAGTAAAAGTAATGTTTGACATATTAACTCACCGTTATTGTCCAAGTAATCGTTAGGGAGTCAGAAGCACCTTTTGCATACGTACCAGTTAAATAACGACTGAACATACTTCCTGCACTAGCAGCACTAAACAATCCCGCTTCTTCAATTGTTCCTGTACCTACAGCAGCACCATAAGCAGCAACAAATTGAGTAGTTGTTGAAGTAGGATTGCTGTTAGTAGTTACAACACGAGCAAGTTCAGATCCCTGCAAAGCGGTCTGACCTATAGCAGGACTAGTGGTACTAGTACCAATAGCCATGTATCCAAAAGTAATACTTGGAATAGTAATGAGGGCAGTAGCTACAAAAGCTTTGCCTACAGTAACAATTAAGTTGTTGCTTTCATCTTCTTTTTTAATGTTACCGTATTTGTCTGTCAGGACAATGTGCACACGGCCTTTAAGTATTAGGTTTGAAATCATAATTAATTATCCTAGTGTAGTTATTCCAATAGCCTGAGAACCTAGAGATCTGTTTTCTATAACATAGACCAATACAGCTTCTGAAGGAGTAATACTTTCAGCAATAGTTTTTGTTACTGCTTTAATTTGTGATTCAGACAATGTTGCTGTATCTGTTAGTGCTCTGGCTGCTGATTTAGCAATAGACTCTGCAACAGTAATGCTTTCAGTAGCAACTTTGCCAACACTTTTAATTTCAACTTCACTGAGACTTAATGTCTCATTAAAAGTTTTAGAAAAAGTAAGTGTCTCAGATAAATATATTCCATTACTTCCGTAAGCAACACCAGAACCCCCTAAAGGGTTTTCTCCTAAATAAGCCCCACCTAAAAAATCATTAGTTACAGTAGTAGGAGTATAAAGAACTTCATCCGGTACTATTGCTGCAACTGCTTTCTTTAGAGCTTCATCAAAAGAATACTCTTCATTTATTGTCGGAGTATAGTTTATAGGAACAAATGTATCTTGCCCTTCTGGTCTAGACCACGGCACAGCCATTTGGTCGGCTCTAGCTCTAACAAAATCTTGTGGCTGACGTTCTTCATAGTCTTGTGGACAAACAATAAGGCCATCCCAACGTTTGCGTAAGTCAGTATCTTTATACCTTCTTCCACAAACGTCGCAGATGGCATTCCAGTCTCCACTACTATATACAGTTCTTACAGACACGGTTAATTAGCTTTGCTAAACATCTTGTTTAACTAGCCTGAGCACTACTGAAAATACTTCAGTACCAGTAGTCCAACCGTTAGTTGATAGTTGAATCTTGCCTGTTTTGCCAGATCCAGCATTATTTAGTAGGCCACCAAAGCCTTTAAAATTCATAGTGCCGCGACCTGCAATAGGAAGAATGTCTACGTCTGCGGTTGCGTCCCAAAAAAGACGAATTTGTAAAGAACCAGACATAGCATAGTCAATCTGGTCTATACGAAACTGGGTAGGAACTGGGGAGTAACTAGCAGGATCAACTATGGTGGTTACTGACACATTAGATGTGTCTAGCACCCCCGTAATCTTTACTACTGCGTTTCTTTCCCCATCCTCTAGGATTTGAGTACTAACTACGTTAGCCATAATTACTTCCTTTAATATAGATTATTAATAACAACAAAATAGTAGAAGAAGATTACTCCTCTTCTACTATAAGTGTTCTACATTAATCAGTACCAATAGCAGGAAGTACAAACCCAGAGAAACCTACGTCCCCAATATAGAGGTTATTAAACAATCCATATTGAACAGCGGCAGCAGTAATCATCAAAGCAGCAGCAACATCTAGACCACGAACTACGTTGTTTTGAATAATACCTGAGCCAGTAGTAGCAGAAGTAGTAACCAAGAAAGCACCAGTAGCACTGTCAGTATTAACGCTGTATATCTTGTTACCTGAAATAAGAGCAGCAGTCATCACAAGAGCAGCGTGACTCAAGAACTGAGAAACGTTGTTCTGAGCAACAGTTTGAACCACAACGTTATCAGTCAGTGTTAGGCCAGTCATTGTGTTGAGCACAACAATAGGAGCAACAGACTTGGTTGTAGCATCAGACTTAATGAAGCTATTAGACACTTGCAAGAAGTCAGAATTAGTAGACACAGTAGTTTTAACTGCTGACAAGAAACCAAGGATGGCACTTGTATCAGTAAACGCACAGTTGTCTATGGTGAAATATGCAGCAGCAGCAACGGTAAAGCACGAAGTAATGCTCAAGAAGTTACCAATAAAGCGGCAATTAGAAATTGATACGTTATCAGCAGATACAGCAATAGTAGTTGTTGCTGCCGTATCAAGAGTAAAAGTAGGACGCTTGGTACCAGCACCTAAACCAACAATTGCTACACTAGCAACATCAAAAGACAAAGCAGTAGCACTAGAAATGGTTTCAGCGTGCCCTGGTTTAATAAAAATAATGTCACCACGATTAGCAGTACACCGGCTAATGGCATACTCAAGAGTGCTAAACGGAGCATTAAAGGTACCAGGATTGCCATCAGAACCACCAATTTGTCCTGGCAAAACAGCAGTGGTGTTAGATACCCAATACACTTGTCCAGGATGGGACTGGGTGATTGGAACATTACGGATGGTTACGTTGTTAAAACCACCTGGATAATTAGAAGCTGGGCCTTGGGGTAGTGCCATGTTAGTTCTCCTTTGTTGATATTAGTGTTACTAACAACACTATCTATTACAGATAGCATCATCATTAGAGTGTAGTACTATTTAAGGCGTTTAGGCACAGAAGGCGTAGGACGCTTTCCTTTTTCTTTTTGTCGTTCAAAACCCATTGTAGTTCCTTTAAGTAATACACAGAGAGAGTTTTACCTCTCTCCGTGTTATTAGTAACAAATTAATTTGTTACGGGCCGTTGCTGCCCCAGATAGCACGAGGATCACTCCAACCAAACGAATAACGCTCATACCCTTTAGCTTTCGCATTCATGGTATCAAAGTCATTGTCTTGGTCAAACATAATGCTAACGCGCTCATAGTGCTTCATACCAGTTTTACCAGGAATACTATTCCGAATAAACCAAGCATGAGCAGCCGTAAAGTAGTGGTTACACTTAAAACCACCTGGAATATAATTTCCAGACTTAATTACGTTGATGTCGTTGTTAGAATTACCAGGCTGATATGAGCTATTCAAAATGCGTTGTGCATTAAATACCTCATTACGAGCAACGTGCAAAGTTTGCGGCATAACCGAGATCAAAAGACCACGATCATTCTGAAAACCCATAATTGCAATCATTGCGTCTTCAAGAGCTGCTTCACTCAGGTCAGCATCTACGGAAGGTTTATTAGCCCACGTACCACCGGTCGTATTCGGGTGGCTAGTTGAACAAAGCTCAACCGCATCTCCACCTTTATACGTGCTGTTAAAGGCACGATTGTAGATATTTGCTGCAACGTTTTCTTTCGTTTGACGGAAAGACATAGCCAAAGCTGCTGCACGTTTACGAGAAATCGTTTCGTACAGGTTATCATCCAGCTCTTCTTTCGTAACAATGTAGCCCATTGCGTACGCGATGTGCGTATAACGGGTAACAAAGCCTTGAACTTCTGAGTCGTATGTAACTGCTTGACCTTGGTTTTTAATCGGAACCAAACCAAAGCTGGTTAGTTGAACGTCTTCCTCGTAGTTTTGATTCGAGTTGTCAGTATCAAACAGATCAGTGTATTCGATCTTGTGTTCGTCATAAACTTGACCCCACCACGCTTTGACTCCAGGCCAAAGTGCTTTAGGGTGACTACCGGTTGTGATAACTCCAGCCATAATAGTTTCCCCTTACAGACCAGTAAAGTTCGTGCCAGTGGCAACACCGAACTCGTGGTTATTAAACCGGCAAAGAATTCGAGCATAAGCTCCAATTGCATTGTCGGACTTTTGAGACAGGCCCAGCATTTGAATTGGCAACGTGTTGGTTGTATTCACGGTAGCACTCGACAGAATAATGTTCGAGTACGGCGAAGACGGAGCCAGATACGTCGTTTGGTCAATAGCGTAGGTTTGATCTGCAGCCGTATACCACGAACCAATGCCAGAGTTGTAGCGCATTTTAGCAAGCGTGATGTTCGTAGCAGTTGTACCAGCACTGACTTCGTAGAGCAGATTAGGGTCATCTGCAATGTACACATACCGAACAGCAGTACGGGTACCAGCAGTAATGTAAGTCTGTTCTAGGTTCAACGTAGTACCGACCAGTGACACGCCAGCGTCAGCCACACTCACACCTACGACAACCCCAAGAGCCACAAAGCTGGAAGCACTAGCAGCCGGAACTTTGATGACATACGGAAGACCATTTGCATCCGAACCACCGCGTGACTGAACAACGTCACCGATAGCATACGATGCAGTAGTATCCGCAGTAGGGATAGCGTACATACGAGCTTGACCAGAGTAGGCGGCACCATTCAAATAACCAACGGGATTAAACCCGTTAATCTTGTTGGTATTAGCCATATAAAATTACTCCAAAGATAAAGTTTAAGAAAGTTTGATACCGTCTTTGGGAACATACAACATAGGGTCAAACCCTGTAATGTTGCCTTTCCTAATCGCAGAATCAATCTTATCGTTTTTTGCTTGAAGTTCAGCTTGATCTTCCTCAAACCATTCTTGCTGAATCTTCATCAGGTATCCGTACATTGGGTCGCCTTTATCTCTAGAGCCGACCAAGAAACGTATCCTGCTATCTCCTAAGTCGCCATTCCTGGCAACCACATTATTTGAGAGTCCCTCAACTTCTTCTGGTTTAACGAACACATAACCGTTATCCAGTGCATCCTGAATCCTTGTCTTGTCATCATTCATTATGTGCAAATGATAACCTGGAATATTTGCATCTACAGACAGTTTACCCTTAGTTCCATTAAAAACACCACGTTTACGGCGAGTAGCGCCATTGTTGGCTGGAGTAGGTTCACTGGCTTCTTGACGACGTTGGGCAACTTCTGCCATAGCTTCATCACGTTTTTCTTCAATAGTTTTAGCGCGAGGCATAATAGTAATCCCTTTTCTCTAGTCCCAAGAATAATCTTGGATGTATTGCTCTTTGGTCATTAGCTTCTGCTTAACAAATCTGTCGCAAGCTTGTTTAGCTTCTGCGGGAAGATCATTGTACCCACGTTTCCCATTTCCTTGGTTTGGTCTTGGCCTGTTGCTGCCTGACTCCGCAGTAAAATTGGGGGTTCGTTGAGTCTTTCCGAACCTTTGTGGCATCTCTTCTTCCAGAACCTCATCTAGCTTTTGAAGGAATGCTTTACCAGTAAGGTGAGGCATTTCTTGTCTAATTGTCTCGCCAATAGCATTAGCTATTGAAGTATGACGCTTATCTTTTCCAAACCAGTCGTTAGTATCTAACCAAGACTGTAGTGCAGGATCAATAGTGCTAGTAATGTTAGGTGTTGGTTTAACCTCTGCCACCTTACTACTGTCATCCTTAGCTTGCTTAGCTTCCTCTTTAACGGTATCAATAGCATCGTCAAGAGCATTTACTCGCTTACCGTCACCATCAGAAATAGCTTGAGCACGCGCTTCGCGCAACTGTTCAACCTGTGTTTCTAGATCTTTGGCTTTACGGTCATAGGTTTCTTTTTGAAACTTTTTGAATTCGTCTGCGGCTTGTTTGAATTCTTTAAGGTTCTCTTTGGTTTGGTTAAGTTCTTTAAGAAGGTTTTCATTATTCTTCCTAAGAATTGGAAGAATCTCTCTACCCCGCTTAACGAAAGTCTCGGCGTCAACCCAGTCTTTTTCATCACCACGATATTTATCCTTAGAGACCCAACCCTGTGACACAGCTTCCTGAATGACACTTGCGTCTACTTCAGAACCCTCTGTCTCAGAAGCTTCTTGGGTGCTAGCTTCATTTTCAGCCATCATATACTCCTTTTAAATATCTCAGTCAACTAACTCGTCATGTTCTTAGTAACAAGGTAGGGATCAACTAGCTCAACGTCAGAATCTAATACAGCCGTAACGTCAGTGTCATTGATAATCCGGTACTTTTTACCATCTTTGCCTACGTACAAAAGCCCCGCATACTTGGCAAAAGCTATCTTGTCTCCAACTACACACCAAGGTTTCTCTGCTTCTTCGTAGCAGCTTTCGCCCATCGACATAACTACGCCGGTAGTGTTTGACATCTGTTCTCGCTCTCGACCTTGTTCTGTAGCGAGGATAATGCCGCTTGCTGTTTTTTCTGCTATGTCTCTAGGCAGGATCAGAATCCTGTGTCCCACTGGGTTGATTCCGCTGACTGTCATACTTTGGCTCATGTAAGTCCTCATACTCTAGATTTAAAATAAGTGCGATTGATTTGCACATTCCTTTTACTACTTCGGGGTGTTCGTAAATGTCATTTACTAACCCTTCTTTCATTTGCTCACGTTCTTCCTTCAGCTTCTTCATGAATTTCAGAGTGCAAGCACTAGTCATCCACTCGTCATAGTCCTGCTTTGTGACAGCAATACTCATATATTTAGTCCTATCTTTGTCTTGAATAAAACCAATACTCATACAGGTTGGCCCATAGGAGGTTGTTCAGGCATCATTTCTTGTTGGTCAGGCATCTGTGGAGCTTCACTACTTTGACCACTAAAGCCTTCATTGTCCTTCATCATTCCAAATGCTCTAGTCATGGTATCAATACTGCTCATAATTCCTTCACGCCGTTCACGTTGCATTGCAACAGCAGTATTAATTTCATTAACTTTTTGCTTGCTTTGGGCTGTACCTACTTCTGCTTCGATATATTTGGCTTCTGCTTCTAGTTTATAGATCTTAGCTTGAGCAATTTCTGCATCTTTCATTAGCTTTAGAAGACCAAGTTTCATCTTCAAATCCAACTCAGCTTCTTTAGTTTTGGCCTTAATTTGTTCAATCTGAACTTTTGAATCAACTGCTGGTTCAATCTTGTTTGGGCCTTTAGGATCAGGCAACAACAAATCAACGTCCTGTATACGAAGAGCTTTAAGAAAACGTTTTTCAACTTCGTAACGATTGTACAAACCAGGTGCTTCTTTGACTGAAGCTTGCATTGCCAGAGCTTGCTGAAGACGCAAAGCATCGGAGGTAATGCTAGGATCTGCTGACGGACGTACGTCACTAGAATCCCCCTCATAGTCCTTAACCAGAATTACGCCCCTATCCGTAGCTTCAGAAATGAAAGTCATATTCTCGGTAATGTGCAACTGGTTAAGTCGGTAGAGCTTACGGAACTCGTTCTTAAGAGATCGGTAAGTACGTTTAAAGATTCCATTAAAAACCTTCTTGCCTTCTTCAGCCACCGTACGGCTAGTTTCAGCAGGAGTATTTTGGCCTGGACTCTGGCCTACAAGGATATCTACAGCTCCACCTGTACGTTCTCCATAGTTAATCAAAAGACTAAGAAGGGTAAACAAAACTTGGCTAGGTTCACGAACCGGAAGAGGCATAATGCCTTTCTTAAGGTCGTCACCTGTGGTATCTACGTGTTT